CTTCCAAGACTAACAAGAAAAATATGAATAAATGTAAACATATTTATGTTCAGGGTAAGAATAAAGGTAAGAGATGTAATAAAAATTGCCGTGAAGAATATTGCTATGAGCATGTTCCAAAGAGAAAAATGCAAAAAATTAAGTATTCTCATGAGAAAATTAAAGAAAAAATTGGTGATAAAACTTATGAGAAGTTACAAAAAATAAAAACTATTGATGATCCTAAAAAAATTCCATATAAACGATTAACTAAAATAGATTTATTAAAATCATCAATAGTATATGATGTTAAAGTGCTTACAGGTAAAATAAGAGGATATAATTATGCATTAGATATTGATGTAGAAGAGACAGATAAGAAATTATTAGAATTAGATAAAGAAATAGAAAAGTTTACTGATTTATATAATCAAGAAGCAAATAATCATGCACATATTGATAATGATATTTTCAATAATCTTGATGATGATGATCAAACATTTCTTAATGAAGAAATTAAGAATCAAAATAATAAACAAAATGAATATTGGCAAAAAATGATTGATGCAGAACGTAATAAAAAATTTTATTGTTTTCATACTAATATGAAAATTAAACAAAATGATGATCTTGATGAATTAAATAAAAGAATTAAAATGAGATTAGAAAGAGCCAAAATTAAAAAAGAAAAGTTAATTGAAAAATATAACTTACATAAGGAAATACGAGATGCATTATCAAAACGTAGACATGAACTATTAAAAAATACTTAGATTATTAATTTAATTATAATTTATGATTAAATTAAAATATTAGCTTAGCAGTCGGCTCACCGTTTAGCCTTTCGCTTCACTCCGTTCTCGCTCAGTCTTCACTCCTTATCGCCTCCTTTGGTCTAAACTGACAATGGAATACCTAAACATCAAGATCGAATATTTGATCGGAATTCTTTTGTTGTGTGTAAGTAACTAATTGAGCAATATTAGCATGTCCAACGTGTTTAGCGACATCATTGATAGGTCTTTTTTGCTCGTAAATCATGTAGTTAATGAAGGCATAACGGAGAGAATGGGTATTACAATTAAAATATGATCGTAAATAATCAAGAACTCTCTTTTTCATATGTATATTATCAATTCCATCGGAATAGAATTTAAGATCAGTAGCAAATTCTAATTTAATCCATTCCTTAGGGAATTTTATCTTACGGAATCTTGGCTGAGTTGTATATTCTTCACCACTATCTTTCTTGTATTTAACTGATTCCGATTTTGCTATTTTCACTATTACTTTTTTATCCTGCTCAATTAATTCAGGTTTCTTGATGAATTGTCTCCAGGCTTTTACGGCTTCGATAATTCTTGATCCTGCACGTAATTGAATCATGGCAATCAATAGATAGATTAATTTGTGCATTGCTATTCGACGTTTATTAACATATCCTTTAGTATCTTCCTTCATATCATTTATTTCAGTGACAATTTTACCATATTCTACGATTAATTTGTCTTTCATAGGTTTGTAATCAATTCCTCGATCAAAACCTTTTTTTATTACAGTTTCATCATCATCTTCCATTCTATAATATATAAGAGAGATTTTTTATCTAATATAGTATTATTATGTATCGTGTCTATCAAGCTCCAGATGATTTTGATAATGAAGAATTAGAAAATTATTATCAAACAATTGATAACTGTGAACAACAAATAAAAGTATGTCAAGATAAATTAGAAATTCATAGTCATGAACTTTATGATGATCATGAACAGGATAAATATTGTAATAATATTTATACATTATGTAAGCATATTTGTTATTTATACGAAACACGAACTAAAGCTTTATTAGATAAACAAAATAAAGAACAGAATATATTTCTTCATAAACAAATTGATGGTACTCTTGAACCAAAGAGAAAATATAAGACTAGAGATGATTTTTGTAATGAACGTAATGTATTAGTAAAAAAAGACTGAGAAAATGGATAAACTATCACACGTATATATAACATATATATGTGTGATTTATACCACCGAGAAAAATACCTCATCGAACATACAGTTCTACTTGTGATTTGGTCAGCTTATCCATTAAAGTCTAGTACTATCTTTCCGCTCGATACCGTCACTTGCTGTATTGGTTTCATTGATCGCTGCGAAAATGGTTTAGTCTGTATCTGATTTAATTCTAACTGTTTTTTTTTTGATGACTTTCGATTTTTAGGATACTTATGCTTCTTTCTTGGTTTCTTTACTACTTTAGTATCTTCCGTATCGATAACATAGTTATTTACCACAAGATTAACATGAATATGTGGTTTAGCCTTTGATTGTGATAGTGACGCTAAAGTACCAAATTCTATTTGTACCGTATCTTTTATTCCTTTATTATGTCTAACTGAATTACCAGTTTGATGTTTATCGTATATAGTTTTAGTGACTAGCTGACCACATTGACATAATACTAAATTAGTATTTCTTCTTGTATTTTGTCGTTTCATCTTTGTATTATGAGCTTTTGATAAACCTTTCTGATGATTATTATATCCTCTCTGAGTTAATAATGCTCCACACTGACACATTTTTCTCATATTATCTTACAATTAGGTTAGATAAATATAATTATAAAAAATCTCTCGTATATATATGATATAAAAGCCTAAGATTTACTAATTGTCTAGAGTATCCGCCATACTTATATTTTATTCCATTATTATGGAATGAAATAATTAGCTTAATGCATCAATCGATGTTTTAAATCACTTCTACTCATTGATCGTCCACCAACTGGTACTCCGCCAACTGGGACACCACCTACAAGAACACCTTCTCCGTAACCTTCATGATAACCATCTCCGTAACCTAAATTTTTAATGGAATTTGATAAAGCCGGTCCAACGACAGGTACTAGATTAGCCAAATTAGAAGCAATTTTAGATTGTTTAATTAATGGTAAAACTTGATTAGAGAAAAAGTTTTTAATTGTATCGAGGAAATCACCTCCATTTTGACGTTTAATTACATTCATACTTACATAACCATTGCTCTTAGCATTAAGAATATCATTAGATGTAATGACACCAATATTTGCAGTAGCAAGGCCAAGTTTCTCAATTGTAAAGGTTCCTTCTGATACGAATACTAACCATAAAGTTGCATTTGTAGTTTGTGCATAAGTATTCGTTGAAGTAACATTAACTTGAATTTGATATTGACCATTTTTACCAGGTGCTTCGATTTCCGAAAGAGGAATATCTTCTCCAAAGTTAGCACAAAATACACTACCTACTGTATTATATTGAGTAGCAAAATTACTTCCAGAATAAACAGGTCCACCAGACCATTCAGCATAACTCATAGTGCATCCATTCTTAATGGAAATAGCATATAATTGTTGCTGAGTTGCAGTACTAAGAATACCGGCAATGTTATTCCATTGTACATTTACATTTTGAATTGAGAAGAATGCATCAGTATTACTTGGATTAGCATACAAATCGCTATTACGCTGTCTCATAAATACATACATTTTTTGTGGAATACTAGATAATTGAATATTATTACTTGAATATGTATTTGTAACTCCAGACACAATATTAGGAACGTCACTGGGGAAACGGTTTATATCATAGAATCCGTACGTAATAGGTGTTTGTGGTCCAACTGATAATGAATCAGGTGGAGTAATATAGTTAAATAATAAAGTTGGAGGTTGAGTGAAACCAGGAGTTGATGGTCCACCAATTTGGCCGGCAAAAGCCCAACTTGAAGATGTTATAATTGATCCAGTAGAAACATCATGACTCCAGAAACGAGAAGGCAATTGAGTCAAGAAATTAAAAGTCCATGACATCGAATTTACATTATACAAACCTCCTTCATTCATTTTTTGCCAGATAAATGGAGTCAATAAGAAAATTGGTTCAGTAATTTGAACATCTACAACTGAAGTAAGAGTTGCAGGATTTGCAGTCAAATTTTGTGGATTAGATACAACGAAGAAATTAGCAGAACCTCTTCCAGTAGGACAATTTTGAAGACTGTTCCAATAAACTGCCAATGGATTTCTAATACTTCCAACCAATGCTCCATAATCATTAGATTGATCACGAGCAGTGGGAGTCATTGAGAAATCTTCAGTTTTCATTTTAGCATCAACGTTATACCACATCAATGCTTGAATTAAATCAGCAGGATTAACAGATAATTGCTGATTGTTAATATTTACAGTCAAACTATCAAGAGAGCTAGAAATAGGGAAAGATCTAGGTGCGTCTCTATTTACATTCAATAATGTAGCATAAGTAGGACCAAGAGAACCAGGAACAGTTCCAGTAAAATTAAGTCGAACACTAAGAGTAAACATAACCTTACGATCAGTAATAGCATTTCCTGATGGTGGAGGAGTACTGAACGTAATACTATTTTGAGAAATAGAAGTTGTAGTAAATGTAGTCGATGTAATCGATTTACCACCACGAAGTACGGCATATTCTCTTGATTCCTGATTATCGATTATTATACGTGGATCTCTGACCTCAACAGGCTTTAATTTTTGGTACGATAATGACATGATATATAATTATAATAGATAAAAATAATTATATATCATTATTTTTTCATATTTAGATTTGTGGTATTTTTATACAAAGTTTTCTTAAAAAATCCGATTTTTAAGCTTATTTCTTGTCCTGCAGATATGTAAATTGGATAACTATTTCCCTGTACATCTTGCCATAATAATTTAATATCTATTTTTGATATTGGTGACTGCCCATTCAAATCAATAAGTCTATATTGACTTGATGGATTATAAATTGCTATACTTCTCGTATCACCAGCTGTTGATAATTGTGGAATAAAATCAGTAATAATAGGTAATCCAACGATAACACCACTATTATTATTACTCGGAACAACTTCATTTAATATTGGTAAAGTATTTGATAATACAAGTATTTTTCTAAGTGATGCCCAATAATATAATACATTGTATTCTTGTGTATATTTATAATAAGTTGATGTATTGGTTCCAGTATACTGAGGATAGAAAAATTGAGTTTGATTTTGGAATATGAAATAATAATCATTACCGCCAGTATTATTATAACCATTAAATGAATATTCAAATGCTTCTAAAAATTGTAATGATGATTCATTTATAAATATAGATGCAGTTCCAACTGCAAATAGTGATGGAACTATAATAGAAATTAATTGTAATGCTGGATCATAATAAAAATAAGGAGGATTGATACTTGGATTAGCAGCTGCTAATCCAGAAACCATCCATAAATTAGCTAATGTTAAATTTAACATTTCGATTAAAGCCGCATATGTATATACATAATAATATGGAGTTATTATTTGAGTAGGTAAATTTTGAGCGGGCGGTGGAGTCAAATCATTATCAGCAATATATTCAACATATTCACTATATTTAACTCCTAAATATTGAATACCTAATACTAAAGTAGATTGATCGACATCTCCAGGATCTATCGGACTTACATATGTATTTGGAACAATAGGCATAATAAATAGTGGAACTTTATTTAATGGAATAACAAATCTAGTTACTGCTGCATAATATTCAGATGGTTTACTGAGAAAAGGTTCAGTTTTATTCTCTGAATATTCCGCTAAAACTGGTTGTTCTCCTGTTACTGAATTATTAATATTTGGTGGATAATTTGGAGTATTACCATGAATTACGATATTCATGTAAATGTTATCATTTTCTGTTGTGATACTCATTTGTTATAATATACTATTATATAACAAATTAATTGTTTATTCTTCAAATAAAAACTTTTTAAACTGACTTTCTACCTTTAAATATATTTTATGGTATTGTGTTTTATTATGTTGCGAGCGATTCCATCTAGTGAACACCTTACCACATACTTGACATTTAATTCTATCATCAGGTTTAGCTTTTCCTCCCTCATAAAGTGCTCTCCCTACTGGCTTTTTTATATACTTTAGCGTATCCATTTCACAATCTATCAAAGACTTACCTGATTTTAGTTCATTGTGTACTTTTTTTAAATCCATTGGCAGTAAATTTTATACTATTACTAGTGTATAAAATGATATTTCAATAGAATTTATAATATAATATTATAGTAATATGCTAAGTTATAAAGACGGTAACCCAATAGCAAAAGAAGGTAATGAAATTATATATTTAAAAAAAGATGATGATGAACAACCATATCCTGATAGTGATTCTGATTATGATACTTCAGATTCAGATGATACTTATTCTGAAATTGATACGAATTATAAATTAGAACCATTACTCGATATGGAAAAGAGAGATATTGCTTATATTGCTGGTCCATCAGGTAGCGGCAAAAGTACGTTTGCTATTATGCTTATTAAAAAATTTCTAAAAGTATATCCAGAGAAATCATTTTTCTTATTTAGTAGAACAGATTATAAGACTGATCCTGTATTTCAAGGAATGAAAGTCTACCAAATTATGATCGATCAATCACTCTTAACAGATCCAATTGATATAACTAAGGAATTAAGTGAAGGATGTATTATATTATTTGATGATTGTAATACTATTCAGGATGATAAAGTTAAGAAAGTAGTTGATAAATTAATGGCAGATATTATGGAAGTAGGTCGTAAATTAGGAATTTGGACTATAATAACTAATCACTTAATAATTCCTAATGAAAAAAAGGTTGCGCGAACAATATTAAATGAAATGCATAGTTTAACTGTATTTCCTAAATCTGGATCTGCGCAACAAATATCATACGTATTAAAACAATATTTTGGCCTTGATAAAAAGCAAATAGAAAGAATAATAAAATTACCAAGTAGATGGGTAATGATACATAAACATTATCCTATGTATGTAATTCATGAATATGGTGTTTATTTATTATAAATATCTCATCAAATATTATAAATGATACAATCTGTAATATTTGATAAAGATTATTGGAGTCCAAAGACAGCAGCGATATGGTTATTACAACATTCACTTCATCCCATTAAGAAGATGCATGAAACAGAATATTATTATAGATTTAGGATAAGAATGCCAAAAAAATCCGATAGATATATTACAAAAGACCTGGGAAATGGTATCAAAATCATAATTTCTATGTAAATATTATAATGAACGATCAAGTATTAAAATACTATGAAGATATTGCTTTATCAAATACTGATATAACAGATTTATTAAATGGAAAAGTTAATATCGTATTATATCCAGACTTACATAAATATGATAATATCGATCAAGTATTAGGACCATATAAAGCATGCATATTATTATTTGAAGCGAAACCTAATTATGGTCATTGGTGTGCTATATTTAAAGAAAAGCCTAATACATTATCATTTTTTAATCCTTATGGAGGATACCCTGATGATAGTTTAAAATATATTCCTTATCATTTTGCTTTAGAATCAAATCAAGCATTACCATATTTATCGGCCTTAATGTATAATTCTCCGTATAAATTAACATACAATGAATTTCAATTTCAAAAGAAAAAGAAAGGAATTAAAACTTGTGGTCGCCATTGTGTATTTCGATTACTTAACAGGGATTTGAATTTATATCAATATAAAGACTTGTTAGATATTGGATGTGAAATTTATAATACTGACTACGATGGAGTTGTTACAATTATGACTTCCTAATTTATTATATTATGTTATAATATAATCAATATGTCAATACTAGATTTAGAGAACAACGTAAGTA